CAACTAAATTTTTAAATAATTTCCAACCAGTGCTTGTTAAAATTTCTACATTATCTTTATAACAAGCTTGTTTACACTTATCTATGATGGTATCATATATGTGAGCATAGTGAGTAGGACCATCAGCCTCTCCACCAGTTGATATAGAGCTCCCTCTGGGACGTATATTACCTAGATAGGCACTAGTACCTCCACCGTATTTACTCATCATACCGAGCTCCCTACCCATGTTAAGGATAGAATCTAGAGAGTCATCACAGTAACTTCCATAACAACTTATCCCTAAAATGCTTCTTGTAAACCAATTTCTAAAACTTCTTCATAGTTTTTATATTTTTGATAGCCTCTTACTGTGAATAGTTGTGAGCTATCAATAGTACTATAAGCATCTAATGTCCAACCATTTTTTATCCACTTTAAATCGGGTACAAGATGTATATTATGTTTCTCTCTCAACCACTGTATTAAGAAATTTTGAGTTGGTGCTGAACATTGTCCTCTTAATTCTTCATTAGGATATGGTGACGCAATCCCATTACCAGAATTATTATTCCAATCCCACTCTATGTTACATTCACTATCATAATCAGTATTAGATTCATGTAACCTGACTTTCTTTTCTGATTTACCTTTTCCATATCTAGCAACTATTCTAATATTAAAACCTTTCTCTTTAGCCAATTTAGCTGTTTCAAATGAAACTAATTGTTCTTTCATAATTAAAAATAAGGGGAGCTTTTTAGGCTCCCCTTAAATATTTTAGAATAAATCATCTGCCGTTATAGATTTAGTTTTCTTAGTATAATCTACAGATCTCTTGTGAAAGATATCTACTTCTTTCTTTGAAGTTAGTTTCACGTCAAACCATAATGATGGTGAGATAAGATCCTCTTTAATTTCAAATACATCAGAATATCCAATACTATTTAAGCTTTGATTAAATCTGTTTTTAATAAATTCTTGAATATTAGCTTTAGGTAAAAACTGAAGTTCACCTTGTTCAAATATCCAATCTAACATATCACACTCAGCTTTAAAAGCTTTGTTAACTGCTGACTTAATAAGTTTTTCAAAATCTTCATCAAACCATTCTGGGTTCTCTGTTTTGATTATATTAATAAGCTCAGTACCAAACTGTCCATGTATAGTCTCCTCTAAAGAAGTAGCTTGTACTATATTATCAAGTCCTGATAATAAATTCAATTCCTTGTTTATTGACATAATAATTAAGAATTGAGAAAACAAAGATACATTCTCTATAAAGAGGCTAAACAATAGAACAGATTTAGTAAACATTTTATTATCTCTAGACCTAGTGCCTGAGAGATATTTTTCTAGATACTTAATTCTACCTTGGATAGCTGGGACTTCTAAAATAGTTCTGAACTCTTTTTGTAGTCCAAGTTTATCAAGTATAAAAGAATAAGAATCTTTGTGCCTAACCTCACTTTCTCCAAAAGTCATACCTACATCACCTACTTCAGTAATTGGCATTCTTTTATAAAGGTCACTCCAAAATGTTTTTACAGAAACTTCTATTTGAGATATAGCTAACATAGTTCTTTTAACAGCTTCTTGTTGAGGCTTAGTTAATTTAGTTCTATAGTCAGATATATCATCTTTAGTAGCAATTGTAGAGATTAATTCTGAAGAAGTTTTAGGTTGAGCTTCAATATTTAAATCTGAAATTTCTTCTTCTAATTTAGCATCAGCTTCATTTTTTACGATACTAAATAAAGATTCAAAAATTCTAATGTTTAAATATCCTAATCTATCACCATACTCATCAGTAGATTTAAATAATTCTCCTCTTACAATATCATTTATTTGTTTTTTAGTAAATAAAGAAATATAATCTAATAGAGTTATATTAACATCTTTAGATTTATGTAGATATCTATTTAAAACAGGATTTGTAATATAATTTCTCAGACTGCTATGTGTTATCCATCTTTTACCAGTACCTGTTCTATTAAGAAGTTCTGCTCTCAATAAAGCTTGGTAAAAATAATTATAAGCGTTATATTCAGTACTAAAATCATTAGCATATTTTTCAGTAATATTTCTAATAAGATTAAATAATACTTTCTTAGCTTGTGGCGTACCTTTCTGTGTAATAGTTACTGTTTTATTTAAATAACCTTCCCACTTTATATCACATTGTAATTGAGCTGCTGCTGCTGTAATTGCAGCTTTTATTCTCTTAGATGGCCCAAATAAAGAGCTAAAATAAAAACTATTAGATCTGTTATTTATAACCCTAGAAAAACAATAATCTTTTTTGGGATCAGTAGAATACCACCTTTCATTGGATTTAATTTTAACTGTCATATTTAATTTTTAAATTTTTTAACGTAGTTTCCCAGTCTTGTTCTGGGTCTGTAGAATTTTCTACAAAATGTTTAGTGTAAAACATGCAGAAGGCAAATACACCTCCTATATGATGTACTGTAGTATCATCATCATATTCTGAAGTACCATTAGCTATAGCATCTGACAGAGCTGTAATATGTCTTAAACCAGAATTAATAATAGACTCTTTTGTAAAGCCTGATTTCTTCCAATTATTTCTTTCATATTTAACAGCACCAGCTTCCATAACTTTAATTAAGGGTTCTAAAGACTTATAATCTAAGATACTCATATCCAGTTTACCTGTATTATATCTTAAAGCTTTATCCTTCATAATTAAATACTTCTTCTGGTAGATAAGGTTTATAATCCCATTCTCTATCAGATATGTCATAAGTTGGTCTAGGTACATCAAAATCTTCTACAAGCTTTTGTTTGAATTTCTCCTCAAACTGTTCACTCTTATTTATAACCATATAAGAAGGGTTATCTACTTGTATTTGATTTTCAAATTGTGTCTTACTAAACAATTTTTCTTTCTGTTCCTCAGTATACATTTCTGAATAGCTACCTGATAGGAATTTACCCATTAAGTCACTGTCAATATATTCCTGAGGAATTTTTAAAACTACCATATGTTGATGTCCATCTTGGACACCATCAAATAAGTAATCGGTTACATAAGCTTCGTGTTCTCTAATAAATTCTAAATATTCTCCAAATTTGAAGTTTGCTCTCTGCTTCTGTGGATATTTTCCATATTTTCTTTTACCATTTGTATCAAACAGTATAAAGATGTGTCCTGGAATTTCCTCACTATAATTCTTATCTCCAATTCCAAAGGCTAAAGGATAGTTTTGATAAGTCTCCATTTCTAATTGAGTACCCCAATCTTTAAGACAGGGGCTCAAATATATTCTGGTCTTATTTTCTAACCTCTTACCTGGAATTATTACGGTTCGAGCTTTTACCAAATTTTAATTGTATTTATACCAGTTGTTAATAATTCTGCATTATACTTAACACTTTCATCAAAAGATTTATACCTCTCCATAAGTTGATTAACTCCTAAAACAGGAGTTTCTCTCTTAATTTGTAAAATATCTGCCATAGTATATAGAGGATAAGTTAAAGAACCATCTAATGCTATTTTAAGATCATCTTCTGTAAAAGTAAATGGTTCAGCATAATCTGGTTCTTTCATAGATACAGCTAATAACAGAGGATGTAATATAGTATACTCTGGGTATTTAGTTTTGAGTGCTATGTTGTAAAATGCAAGTTGAATATCATATCTAAACTTCTTAATAGATCTGTGGAAATCTTCTAAATAAGCTCCACAAGTCTTAATATCTATAAGTTGTATAGTTTTAGCTTTATGATCTACTTTAACCATATCTAAAAGTGCTTTACAATTGACTCCCATATATTCAAAATATATATCTACTTGATATAATATTTCAATAAAAGGATTATCTGCTTGAAAATATTTTTTAGTATATTTAGAATTAAGTAAAGCGTGTTTAGCTTTCTTACAGATTTCTAAAGTAGATTCTGAGATTATTTGTTTGTCACCAGCTTCTTGGAGCATACTCCAATATTCTGTACAATTCTTCCAGAAACCATTTACTTTAGTTTCATCTTTCTGTCTAGATTGATATTCATGTACTGTGTATGCTTCTAGAATAAGCTTAGGATCAACTTCTGATAAAGTGTGATCATGCTTATCCCAAACATATTTAGTTATTGATACTAGTGCTTCTGAAGGTAATTTAGTCTTCTGTACATAGTACAAATTCTCAAATTCTTCAGGCATAGTTATAAGGACATCAGTTAAGGAGCCCTTAGTAAACTGTCTTTTCTCATCATAGTATAAGTTCTTTTTATCAGGCTTCTTTCTAGTCACAGCTCTAGGATTATTATTGCTGTATATCTTAAGATGTGACTGAGAAACATCCTCTGATTTAAAGTATCTTTCTATCCTGTTCATGTAATAAATTTTGGTACTTGGTTAATAAATCCATAATATCTTTGTGGTTAAAAGTCCAAGTCCAGTTTTCCTGTTTTTTACCATCTATCTTATGTATTAAAATAATTGGCATATCATGTATATGGTGAGAAGGAGGAAAATGTTTTCCAATTTCCTCCTTAATTTCACCAAATATTTTATCATACTTAGGTCTAGATTTATCATATCCAGCTTTAGCCTGTACAATAAAAGGTAACCCTGTGAGATCTATTTTACAATTATCCATTAATCTAGAGGTTGCTCTAGATGTCTTACAATACTCGTAACCTAATTCTCTCATGATTTTAGCTAGTAGCCTTTCAAAACTGTTGCCCTTATTTCTATTCGTCTTTCCTACACTAGCTCTCTTTCTGGGCTTCTTACTCATATTCCTAATTTTCTACCTGGCTCATGTACATATACAGAGTCATCAATAAACTCTCTCATATCACCTAGCTCTCCATTGAAGTATAAGGTAGTAAATTCTTTTTTTCTCTCTGCTATATAATCAAGCAGACAAGTTTGTAGTTCAGTATCATCACACATTTCTGTAATAATATCTTTAAGAGATATTTTAAACTCCTTATTAATAATACCTTTAATATTATTCTCTGCATACTTAAGTATGAAAGAATTTAATAAAGCCCAATAAACAGTTTTATATTTATTTACAGTTCCATGATGTAATCTAAATTCTACAGTACCTCTTTTAGAAAATAATAAATTTAAGAAATTAACAAAGTAATACCTAGTTCTAAGATTCCACTTATTCTGTCCTGTTCTAACATGTTGTTTATTTTTACTGTTATATCTAACTGAAGCTTTGTTGCCCTCATTTAGGAAAGTAAATATTTCATCATAATTAGCACTGACTTTTTCTTTGAAATCTTCATTCTTACTGCTTTTGAAAATAGTGTTATCAAATAACCCTAAACTTCTAAGATATTGACAATGATCTTTATCTTTTTGTCTAAGGTATCTATGATCCTTTTTAAAAGGAGGTACTATTTCATGTAGCTCATGCTGCAGTTGATAACAGAGCATATACAGAGCAATAACATAGAGTTTATCCTTTCTAACATTTCCGTAGTGTATGTGTAAGCTACATAGCTCATTCACACCAGTTCTTTTAGCCATTTCGGTACATGACTCTGCTATAACAGATAACTTCTTGTTAGTGCCTCTATATGGCACTGTAGTGTACTCAAAACCAGAGATACTCCCGTCTCTGAGTGGAACTAAACCATATTTGAATAGCATATTCATAGGTAATTTACCATACAGAGTTTCATACTCTATTCCTAAAGAATAATTATAGAGATATTTCTCATACTTACCTAAAGTATTTTGAATTTTTGGAAGATGCTTTTGGAAGGCCGCTTCTACAAAATTAAATACACCTTTATCATCCTCGATGTTATAAGTGTTTTCAAATACTTCAGAGTATAATTTTGGTTTAGGTGGTCTTGCACCATCTACCTTAATATCTCTGGTAATTTTTTGAATATTTTTAATAGTAGGGTAGTTACGAGAACCAGGTTTATTGTGTATAAAAGAACTTTGTAATTTCTCTTTACCATATTTAGAAATTCTTTGTTTATCAATAGCAACTTTCTGTCTACCCTCAACCATTACAAATACATTCTCATAAATATTAGGAGTAAAATATCCATACAACAATTCTAAGTTTTTAACTAATCCCCTAGTCCCTACAATACCGTAAGTCATATTAGAAAGTAAATTGTATCTATTTAATTCATAATCCCAACCTATTTTACCAGAACTGATTAAAAAATACTCCTCACCAATCTGGTAGCATTGACCTGAATTTTGTTTAGTAGTTTTACCTACAATATAAAACTCATCTTTTATGAGTCTACAGTCCTCTCTGTTGGCAATGTTGCCATCAAATGTTAATATTTTACTCATTTTAATAATTTTTTTCTATGATTTTACTAGCAGCCTCTGAATTTTTTTTAGGAGACATATCCCAATTGTAAACTGAACTATACAGTAGATCAAAATATTCTTCACACTCAATCGCAGTATCATATTCACACTCAAAGAAATCATTGAATTGACCTACTGCTGCAATTTCTTCTGGAAGAATTTCATCTTGAAGTTCTAAAACACCTTGTTGTGTTTTACGAATATTACTATTGACTTTTTTTATAAAGTCAACTCCTTTTGAAGTTTGAGGTACTTTATTTGTAATCATCAAACCAGTGATTTCAAAATTATTAGAGTAAGGACGTTTAAGAGAAATTTTTTTGAGGTCCCCTAAACTAAATTTGTAAATAAAATAACTAAAAGGTACATCATTATGTACACCCTTAGCTGGGTATCTAGTAGCAACATCAAAAATTCTGAAGTCTCTCTCTCCTTTAAAAAACAAACTTCTAGGATCAAGGTAATTTCTCATAGCACTAAAGTTTTTAGTGTGTCTTGAAGTTAGTTCTTCAATTGCTCTTGGTCCATGTACCATATAACCTTCATAAAAAGTGTAAGTAGTAGAACCAGGAGCTCCCATTGAACAAATTTCTCCTAACTTATTTAATACATAAGTACCATTTAAAAGAATAGTATTTCTGTAATATCTAAATTTCCACTCATAAACTTTATCTCCAGCTAATCTCCAAGGACTAGGAATATCTGTCATAAGAGCAATTTCCTTACTATTTTTTGACTTATTCCTATACATCTGTCTTGCAACAGCAGAATTAGTTCCACTCCCGTGAGGCCCAACTCCATACCCGTCTGTAAAATTTCTAGATTCTGGATAAAAATCTTCTAATCCAGGTCTTACATAAGGCTTAGTATAGGTTTGAGCTACTTTAGATCTATCTACTTTAGTCTCATGTACATTTTCTCCATCTACAAATAAAGTAAGAGTATTGCCTTTAAGCTCTTCTACCTTATCTACTTTTACATTTAAAGACCCTGATAAGTATACTGGTTCTGAGGAAAAGTAAACACCTAATTTAGTTTTTACAAAGTGTATAGGTCTTTCCTCTATTTCTACAGCATTTTGATAATCCCCTCTTCTAGACTCTCCTCTAAATACATAAAGACTATTAGGAGTATCTGTAAAACTAAACATTACAGCTGCTGTACCCCAATAAGATCCCAGTACTTCTTCCATCTTATTTCTGTTTTGAGCAAGAGCTTTAAGTAAGAAATAAGAATCTACATCATGTTCTTCAGGATCTAATTTCCATCTCTCTAGAAATTCTGGTAATTTATCTTTATTAAGAGTTCCATTGTGACACCCTACTAATATTACATTACCTTGATTGTCCTTAATTTCAAATGGGTGTATATTCTCAACTACAGCTGCTCCACTAGATTTTCTTCTAGTATGAGCTATTACTGTCCTATTATTTATTTTACCCTTTTCAAAAGTTAATCCTTTTACAAAGTCTATTGAATCTGAAGTATCATTTTGATATGTTCTCTTGTATCCAAGTATTCTCTCATTATTATACCATAAACCACAACTGTCTGTACCTCTTGCACGAGAATAAATCATTAGTAGTCTAAGTATAGTAGTATTAATTTTCTGTATCCCTGTGTATCCAACAATACCACAAGTCAGTAAACCCTTAGTAGGGTTTACCAACTGTGATACTATATGAACTAACAGTAATAATAATATTAGATTCATCATATAATTATCTTTGTATTAATTTTTTAATTTCTAAATTATAAAACATAGCAGTGTAGTCTCCAAAACTAGGAGCTGAGTTAATTTCAATAATACTGTGTTGACCTTCTTTATTAACTTTAACATCGCAGGCTCCAATATCTAAACCCACTGCATTCATGGCTTTGATACAATCTTCTACAATATTGCCCCAAGTCTTAGGAATATCAAACAGTGGATTAGTAGTTTTAATCCATACTGAATTAGAATCATTTCTATACCATCTATCTGTAGCTTCAGACTTTAACATCTTTCTACAAGCATAGAAACAATCTCCCATTGCTGATACGTGTAGTCTATATTCTCTAGAGTAGTTTACAAACTTCTCAAAAATATATCCTTCACTAGTTCTAGCAAACTTTAATAACTCTTTAACAGTATCAAACTTCTTCATACCCTCTGCTCTAGAGCCATAGATCTTCTTAGCTATAAAACTACTTTTAGTAGGTAATTTCTTATCAGCTAATAATTGCTCCTTAGTCCAAAACTGTGGAGTAGTAACTCCAGCTTCTACAAATAAGTTTTTCATCAACAACTTAGAAGAAGAATTCTTAATAGCTTGAATACTATTAATTTCCATCTTAGCTATTGGCCACTCAGTCAAAGAACCAAACCTAACTACTGTTGGTTTAGTAACTGAAATTCTCTCTTGCCTAAGACTTTGGTGAGTAGGGTGTCTAGAAAACACTCTTAATCTATTAGGATTCCACTTCTTAGAAGTAATTATTTTTTTACCCTTCTTCTTCAATACTGGCATTTTCATGTCTTTTAGTCCAGTCCCCAGAAGGTACTAGATTAGATTCATTAATATCTCCATCATATAAATATAGAGTACCTTTAGTACCACTTTCTAAAGTAAGCTCTTTCTTACTATATCCAGCACCTAACTCCATATTATCAATAGTTTCTTTTGTTTTACTAGAACCACAATCTATAAGATCTACAGTTAATAAGTCTGTATTATTACCAGTATGTTTAATACCTGGGTATGGGCCCAAAGAGTATAATTTATACCCTTGAAGTTGATAAGTACCTAACCATTTAAGTCCTGGGAATCTATCAAAATTATATTCACCTTTTCTAAGTGAACCGTAAGTTATAATATTATTATTCATTATACAGTTTGCATTTTTAATTCTGATTCAAGTGTTACAGTAGGTAATTCTAACCCCCATAAATCTACTAATTTCTGAGCTTCAGAGATATTCTGAGTGTCAATAATGTGCTCAATAATATCTTCTGGTTCAGAACCATTGTTAGTAGCGTCAATAGCTAATAGAGTTTGATTAAAGCACCAAGTCATTAACTCGTCATTAGCACTGAAATTACCTCCTAAAGTTCTATACTCTACTTTAACATGATTTTCACCTAAAGCTTCAAATCTAAAATCTCCAGCTTTGCCATAGATATTTCTACGTTTAGTATCAGTATCAATAAGTAGAGAGGGTAATCCTAAATACTTATCCATATTCTTAATAAATCTCTCTATTAAGTCAAAATCTTCAGGATCTCCTTTCCAAGCTGTGTGAATATGAAATCCAGCACTTCTTAAATTACCTACTATATCAGCAGGTGGTACTTCTACATTAGCAGAAGTCCAAGCACAGAAAGAACTAGAACAACCAAATTCTTTAGCCTTATCAGACTGTAATTCTGATTCTGGCATTTCCATACTAGAAGCACTCACTAGTTTGATATTGTATTTAGCTAATAGCTCTGAACAAGTATTTTTAGCATAATTAATATGTTTAACAAAATCTGTAACATTAGTCACAGGAGGTATACAGACTTCTGCTAAGACATTATCTTCTTGTCTTGAACAACCATTACCAATATCTAAAGGTTCGCTCTTAGAACCCCCTAATTTACCTATTACACTTACTGGTTGTAGTGTATCTCTATCTACACCAAAGAATTCTGGATCTGATCCAAAAGTAGGATTTGTTATTTTATTCATACTGTTGCTTGATTTTGAGATTCGTTAATTACTGTTTTACTATTTTCTTTATAATCCATTAACCAATTAATTAGATTATCACTAAATTGACTACTATCTAATTCTTCTGGGTGCCATTGTACTGCAGCTATTGGAAGACTTTTGTGGACAATAGCTTCAATATTACTAGGATAATCTTTATTTATACCTACATAATGTAGTGGTAAATTTTTATCCTCAACATCTCTCAGCATAAGTCCTTGATGGTGAAGAGAATTTACCTCAATGTATTTCTCTTTTGTTTTTTTATCTAAACCTAATCTCCTCGGTATTTCAATACCAAGTGCTTTAAGTGTGTCAAGATCTAAAAGTATTTTATCTACCAATTCTCCTCTGTGCTTACTAGAATACTCTTGGTATATGTGTTGACCTAACTTAGCTCCAAACTTAACTGCAGTGGTTTGTAATCCTCTACAGATACCAAATATTGGTACTCCAGCTTCTACATATTGATCATACATATTATTGTCAAACCACTCAGCATAAATATTAGGTCTTTGAGTATAAAAACCAGGTTTTTCATCATATCTAGCTGTATCTACATCAGCTCCTCCAGGAATAACTAATAAATCTAAGTTAGTATGTAAGTAATCACTAGTTGCATCAATTAAGATTACACTACCAAACTTTTTAAAATACTCTATATACACCTTATTTAAACCCATTCTATCAGATTTGTTAATTGGTGTTGCTACTATTCCTATTAATTTTACTTTATCCATTTTATTTCTTCTTTATCTACCTCTTTCAGGCACTCGTTTATTGAATTAAATACTTCTCTATCATAGAGATTTGTACACACATCACCATTATAATAAGGTAACAGTAGTGAGTATAAGTTTATTTGTTTATTGTGATTATCTATTAGACCAGTAAATTCATCTTTTAAATCTCCTAAAAATACAAAAACTACATCTTTAGTTTGTTTACTTAGATTCTTTATTAATATTTTCATGGGGTCTAACCATGATTTTGAAAATATAGAAGGTTTACCTGCTATACATGTAGGACTTGTAGATAGAGTAATTACTCCTTGATCTCTCCAGTCTTCTAAACTAAAGTCAAAATTATTATTGTCTACTACTTCTTCTAAGTCAGTCATTAAACAATAAGTCATAGTTTCTACTTGTTTAGGTTGCACAAAAATTTCTTTTTCTACACTTAAAGGATGTCCATTATCTAGATGATTACCAAATATGAAATCAGTTATAATAACCACTTTTACTTCATTAAGATTAATTCTAAAAGGCTCAAATATATCTATCATTATTTCTGGACAGTATTCTAAGTTATCCTGATTACGAATATGTGCTTTTCTTAATTTAATAAAATCTGGGTGTCTTATAAATTCTTCTGTAATAACTTTATTCCAAGATTTATGAACATTAGTAATTCTTTTTAACCTTAAAGTGGAAGCGCTTTCTAATACTACCATTAAAATTCTAGATTATTATCAAGACCAGTAACATTCTTAGCTTGCCTTAATGCTTCAAGATGTCTTTCTATATTAGCCCTTTGAGCTGCATCTAGAACAATTTGTTCTTTCTCAGTCAACTTTCTTCTAGCAGTAGCTTTTCTAGGTTTAGCATATGATTTAGCAATATCAGCTGCAGTATAAAATGAATTACTTCCTCCTGTAAGAATAGGTGCACTTCTATCCCAATCAGAATTTTTTCTTTTTTCAGGAACAGGTTTAGGTTTTACTCCTTCTGTAACAGGATTATTTTTTAAGTAATTCTTTTTACTAAAGTCATAAGGATTACTAATAAACTTAGATTCTTTAGGACTAGTATTACTTATTAATTTACTACAAATAATATCTACTTGATCTCTTAGTGTACTACTACCTACATTTCTAGAAAAATAATTTTTAAAGGCCTGATAATCTAAAATAATATTGTGAGTATTTAAGGCCTCAGAAATAATACTTCCTACAGATAATTTCTTAGAAATTCCACTAAATCTGTAGTCACTAATACTTTCACCTATTGTTTCATAATCATGATTATGACAATTAATAATATTTCCAAGCATCATTTGAACTCTATCAATACCAATATTATCTAAGTAATCTCTTTCTGCTCTAATTATACGATCTATTTCATTATATAAAGTAGCTCTCATATCATTACTAATATGACCTTCAGTAATGCTAGGTTTTGCTTTTTCTACTGCAACTTCCTCATTAAAGAAATCTATAAATTTAAGTAAATTAGTATATGCTAAATTATACTTTAAAAGTTGTAATCTTGTTTCTTCAGATATGCCTAAGTCTTTAGCAGATTTAGCATCTCCTTTAAGATTATATTCTTTCTCGTTGATAAGTTCATTATCTTCAAGTATTTTAAGAGGATGTTTTTTTAAGAAGTCCTCTATCTTCTCTCTGTATTCTTTATTCATTTTTCAATGTTTGTAGTTTCTTAAAGAAACTATTTTGATCAGTTAAATATTCTGTACTACTATCATCATTATTGAAGAATATTCTTCTACTTAGTCTAGGAAAGTGACTATTAATATTAAACATAAGTTCTTTAGATTTAGTATGTCCAACTTTATCATTATCATATACAATATAAACCCTTTTAAAATACTTTAAGATATTAAGTACTTTATCAGGTAAATTACCTGTTTCACTTTGTAGTGCTACAGTAGGTAATCCCATACTGTGATAATGTATTACTAATTCATCCTTAGCAGATTTAGTAATAACTAGAGTTGTTTCTTTAGATTCTAAATAATCTCCCATTCTATGATACCCAAATATATCTTCTGTTGTAGCATTAGAGTGCCACTTTAAAAATATATCTCCATCAGGGAATCTAAGTTTAGTTCTATCAGTATCTTTAAAATAATATGCTATAATATCAGAGTACTTACCAAATCTGTTTCTAATTAATCCATGATTTGATTTAGTATTAACCCAATAATCATCTACACTATAATAAGGTTGTAAATCTAAAAAGGATTTAGGTATTCCAAGATCAGTAAAATAATTAATCTCATTCCAAGGTTTATGAGTAAATTTAATAATACAATCAAATTTAGTCTGTACAACTTCTGAAACATCTTTAACTATTCTCTTAATAGGTTTACCACCTAATCCCATATCAGACCAAATTACTTTAAGAGCACTATAGAAACTTATGTTCTCTGAGTATTGTACAAATTCAAAACAATTAAAATGTAGCTTACCTCTATAAGTAGCATTGTCTATAAAATACCATTTACCATTATACATATTAAACCTACAATCAGGCTTACTATCATTAGGTCTAAAAGGAGAACAATATCTAGCACCTTCACTAGGTCTTTCTAAGTAGAATTCAAATATTTCTTCATCAGTAACTTTCTGCATTATATCAATTACTCTGATACTTTGAAATCCTGCTGTATTAAACATAGTTTAAATAAAAAGAGAGAGGCCATTACAGCCTCTCTCTGAATTATATTATACCCAAGCTTGAGTTTTAGCAGCACTAGCAGGTGCTGCATTGTCAGCTGGAGCTTGACTGTTCTCACAATCAGCTTCATTGAAATCTTGAAAATCAATAGTGTACATGGCATTGGTACTTAACTCATAACCCTGTTGTCTTCTGTCTTCAATTACTTTTCTCAACTTAGCTTTATTGGAAGGAGTTACCTCACAATTAGTAGTCCTGAACCAAGATTCAGACTTACCTAGAATATTTTGGTAATACTTAGTAGTAGTACCTTCAGGTGTAGTCACATCTTTTCTCTTAACACAATACAAGCAAATAAAGCAATTAGGTTGTTTTTCTGGAGTCTCACTATTAGCGTATTCAATAAACTTTCTCAAGCCACTGACATCACCTTTAACAAGCCTATCCATAGTAATACCATCTTGCTTCATAGCAGATTCCCAATCAGCACCATCTTCATTAGGATTAAATCTAACTATAGTCTGCATTAAAGCATATAGTTCATTTTCTCCAATGTTCATAGGTCTTAGTCCTTCTTTATTATACCAAGAAGTATTTTGGTTATCTATAAGTGCCTGAGCACTCTCTGCATAATAAGAAGCTTGACCTACTTTATTAACAAATACGTGTTTCCCATTCTTAGAAGTAATAGGACTGTTAGCCACATAAATTGTCATAGTAGTAAAGTGATCTTTCTCTGCATGTTTTACCCAAAAAGTTAGTGGAAATTTATCTGGTTGACCATCTGTTCCTGGAATAGTAGGATACTTAGGTTCCCAAGAAATATCATTTCCTAATAACTTACTTAATTCTGCTTGATTAGGATTAATAGCCATTAACTTAGCTGGTGCTAATCCTGTATATTTGTTTGTTCCTGACTTTACTTCTGACTGTAATCCAGCCATATTGTTAAATGCACTCATTTAATTTTTGTAATTTATATATGTTGTTATCAAAGTTATCTTATCCGTAGTATTCATCAATTGCCTTGAATACAGTGTTAAGATCATTATCTATTAGTAATTCATCAAACATACCCATTGGAGATTTAGCTGGTACAGTTTTACCATCGAGAGAAGCTCTATTGGTTACAAACTTATACTCAGGTATATTCCCCTTTCCAAACGATACATTAGTAAATAAACAAACAGATACGGTTGCTAATGGGTTAAATTTGTCTTCCAACATTCTGCCCATTAATTTTAATTTTAAATAATCTCCAAATTCACCTCCAATCTCACTATGAAACATAAATACTAACTTAAGATCTCTTCTGAGAGTTAATGCAGCATCTATAATTTGTTGCATATGTTGAGCGATCAAAGTAAACTTTGTAAACCCAGTTTCAGATGCTCTTTTAAAATACTCATGTTGCATAACAAATCCTATATCATCAAGTATTACACTTTTAATTTCAGGTTTATCGTTAATAGCATTTAATATTTGTAAAACATCTCCGTATTCTTTAGTAATAGCATAATTCTTGTTTTCTGTGTTATACATAGAATTACTACCTTTAAACGGTAATGGTTTATCTAGTGTGGAAATTATATAGTTTGTTTTAGGATCGAGGTTCTGTAAACTAGTTGATTTACCTGTACCTGTATCTCCTGCAATAATAATACATTGTGCCATGTAGTTATTTTTGTTTTATTGTGCTCCGTGGAAACGATCATAATCTACCATTTGGTAGAATATCTGACGTTGAGTAGGAGTCTCGTTTATATAATATTTATATTTAGAGTTTTCACCCATTGTACAATACCTGTTATTATCAAAATACATACTTCCAACAACATTAGCTTCTTGGAATACTGTATTATCAATTTCAGGCTCTGTAGGAGGCTGCTCTACAATTTCTGATGTATCTGTATCAGTAGTTGATAAAAGTCCAGCAGCTCCTGTTGTAATAGCTCCTAGATTCATTGCACCAACTAATTTAGAACCTATTTCAGAACTAGCACATACTGTGTCAATAGCTACTCCACTTTGGAATCTAACTACACCATCAGTACCATCTTCTTGAACTATAATACTAATAGAATCAATATCTGTAATCTTATCAACAATATCCAGAACTTTATCAGCTCCATTTTTGACTTGTTCTAATTTATCATCAATTTGACCTGCCTCAATACAAGAGAAACACAATAGTGCTCCAATAAATATAATTAAAAAGTTTTTCAATTTATAATGTTTTATATAAATTTGTTAATTCAGGACTACCAGGTTTAGGTAGCTCTGAGAATAGACCTGCTTTACCATCAAATAACAATCCTATTGCATTTGCTGGTGTACCAAATCTTGATTTAAGAATATGGAGAGAAGTATACTGATCTTGTAATTTACTAAGATCATATCCTCCATGTTCTCTTAATTTGTGTTTGTGTGGCTTAAATAATGCTATCACCATAGCACTATCTCTAAGTATGAGTTTGTTATCCAATAATGTTATCTCTAAAGTTTTTTATCTCTAGATTCTATATATTACTATATAGTTCAGCATACGTTTTCATCTATGAAGCCCATAGATGCTGCGGACTCTTGGAAAAATTATATTCTAAGTAAGGAGACAAATTTCTGATGTGTACGGGGATAATTCCCTGTGTGCCTCTCTCTGTAGCGTACTTTAAGTCTCCTACTTAGTTTCATCTTCTATGCGTTGCCCCTGATCAACTATTTTAATAATTAACCTTCGGTTCAAGTTGTCCTTAACTTAATACTAGGAGTTTCTTGCTTAATTCCGCGGTAATATTTGTAATGGTCACCCACTACAACGGCAATAATTTACCCAAACTATCCAGAGAAGGTTCTAACTTATCTGCTTTAAAGTGTGCTAAATCCTGAGCAGCAAAAGCTTCTTGTGCTACATTAAGTACTGTAAAACCGTAATTCTTAGTTAACCAGTTTTTACAATAATAAGTACACCATCTAGTAATTGCTCCTCTTTGATCAAGATGTTTCTTATTAGTATTATCATATTCACCTTGTAGTAATTGTTGGTGATCCATAACTACTAACACATTCATCTTAGGATCATGTAACTTAAAGTGAGAGAATTTATCTACTTCACCTTTACCATAATTAACTTTCTTATATACAGTCTTCCCAAGTTTATTATTAGCAATATCTACTACTGCCTTATAATTACCTGTAGGATTATATTGACTATCAACTACTGTTACATGTTTCATTATCTCAGCCACATCTTCTGTCATAACCTTAGAATATAAATCTAATTCATGATCTGTCATGATTACTTTCTTATAAGAATTAACTTTTAAGAAATCTAAATCACAATTGTACTTTGAGTTCATAATAGACACTGCTAAGTTATCTAAGAACTCTTCTTCACTCTCTTCAAGAGCTAAATATATCACATGGAACGGAATTCCATATTTCCTATATAAAAAATCATTTTGTTACTACAATTTTATTTAACCTCTAAAATATTTAGGGTCAACTATACTATTGTGATTTTTACACCACTTACCATGATTTTCTACTCTACTTTTTACACATTCATTATGTGTACAGTTACATTTCTTAATATTATTATTTTCCATATTCTTTAATTTAGTTATAAAATAAAATTGTGATCAGGTCATTTCTGCCTGATTCTATATGTCACCATATAGTTCCGACTGTATCACCAACCTATCTACACATTTATCACATTGAAGTGTTTGATGCATAAGATAATATGGGACATAAATTATAGTGTTACAATTATTATTGCAACATTCTTTAGGTTTATCTCTCATAATTTAGGCTGTTCCTTGTCAGTCTGTACACCCTTACTATCTCTAGTCTTTGGCACGGTATTGTCAGAATTGCTCTGATGTTCACCGTTAGCTAAATTAAATTTCTCTATTTTAGAAATTAATTCGTAAGTACTCATGCCCTTACCATTATCAATTCTTTGATTTGGTAATTTATTTAAAAATTCTACAATTTCTTTATACATATTTATTTAATTTAACCCCAAGCTTCTTACAGCTTAGATTCGGAATTATTCAACTACCATTACTGATAGAGGCCGCTTTTGATTTACTTTGTTAATAAGTGTCTGTAATGGAATAAATCCCCAAGAAGCATTTTTAGGTTTATTTGCTTTAGAAGGATAACCAAATCTAACTACTAAAGCTCTATTTTCAAAAGACATATAGTCTAATACAATAAAGTTTTTAAATAGTCTTTTAATTTGTTTAAATCTGTAAGCAGTAAACTGTCCATACTTAGTATTGGGAATAAATTCTTTTTTTGTAATATATTCTTTTAATTCATATTCTATATTCATGATGTTAACGGAATTAGTATAGTTATATATTTAGCGAATCTGGTCTTCAGTTATGTTATCTCAGTGGCTTTTTATCCTCTGATTCTTACAGTTTATCATCCTGTAAGCTCGGCATATATTTTCACCTTTAACTTAATATTAAGGTGGAAAGCACTCGTGGTAATATTGTATTCTAGTCGCACTAGGTTCAATTACTATGCTCTACGATGTTAAAAGATTTTTAAGTCTTTTAATTATCTCGGTATTCCCCTATGTATCTGAAGGTGGTTCACCGATATTGCTTTCTAATAATTTCAAAAATTTCTCATTGAAACGGCAAAAATCATAAATGAATCTTAATTTTCTATCTAAAAATATACTGCAGTTTTGGTATAAATAAGGTACTAACTTAGAATTACTTTCACTACCCCACTCAATAAAATAAGTATTGTTCCTATGTCTTTTATCTTGGTATAGTTTTCTAGGTTTAGCTATATTTAAGACTTTATCTAATTCTGTTAAAAATTCTTTAGTTCCTAACACAGAAGATTTTAAAGTGTAGTTTTTACCAGAAGCTTTGCCAGCATAAAAGCTACCATCTCCATCAAAATATCCCCTTATAAAATGTCTGATTAAATCATCAGGTACAATATCACTGGTAGGAAATTTTAAAGTTAATGATTTTTTATTATTACAACCTAATCTTATTAAATCTTTTACAATAGTTTTATCTTTAATAGATATTCTACACCTGTAACGACCTTTAAAATTAGTTTTATTTAATCCTATTTTATGTTCTGATTTTAAGAATCTTTTAAATTTAATCAAATGATTTAAATCCTTAATCCCTAAACTCAGTTCTATACCTTTTTCCCAGACATAGCCATCTGCATACATAAAACCTAACCAGTAAGCTTTATGTTCTGTATCTATAGTATTAAATATATTAGAATCAACTTTAAATTTGTTGTTCATCCTAGTAATTTCAATATTTTTAGATTTTAAATATTTAGTAAGGCTCCATCTTGATATACTATACTCTTTAGATAGTACACTCAAAGATTTTTCACCTTTTAAATATTCTTTTTCTGCTTTTAAATAGTTTTGATTCATATTATAATTTGTGTTCACCAGCTCCTGTCGCAGCAAACAGAGTAGTTATTTTCTTAGGTATTAAGCCAGGTATTTGTGTGGCTAATCTAGGAAAATGAAAGTGCCAAGGAATTATATTAAATTCCCCATTCTGCACTACTTGTCTCTGTAGTTTTATCTGAGCTATACGCTCTTGTATTTTACCCATATTTCATAATTATAAAAATTTAGTATGCGATTCTTGATTAATAGGATCAGCCTCATCAATACAAGCAGATAAAGTAGAAATCTCTTCTCCCTTATGATCTTTCTTGTATATAAAATAATGAGCTAACCTAGTATATCTAGGATCAGTGTTATCAATATGGTGTTGTGCAGCTGCTAGGATTTGATCTAAGGAATAATTAGGATTTTCTGATCTCCACCTAAGTAACTTAGATTTAATAGCTGTAGCATCTCCCATACTGCCTGTCTTGACACCTTTAAATATAAGTCTATACTTAGTGATAAATTCATCTAGATTCTCAGATGTAGTTTTAATAACAGCATCTTTAAATACTATTTTATCAAGAGTATAGTCCTTAGTAAAGATATTTTGATTAAGAGTATTAACATCTGATTCAGGAATATTAATTTGATTTGGACTAATACCTAATCCTATTGCTATACAATACAATAAACTAGTATCAAAGTCTAATAGCTGTAACTGAAGCAATTTTTTGTTTAGCTTTTTCAAAGTCATCTTTCTTCTTTTTTTCCTCTTCGTGGAGTAATTCAAAATATAAATCTTTATCAAATAAAAATAGGTTTACATCATTACCACTTCTTCTATTGTGAAATCCTATTGAATTTTGAGTACACTTTTTAAAATGTGGTATTCTAGCATAATTATATTCAGAATTACTTTGTTCATCTATACAAATTAAATTCTGCATATGAGAAAATCCAGGTAAGGTACTCTCTAAAAATTTAAGAGTTTTATTAAAAATTTCTAATGTACTTTTAGTTCTTAAATTAGCAACTCCTCCAAATATTATACCTCCACAGAAATGCATTCTATAGGGTTCAAATTCAAATATTTTACTAATGTCAGAATAATTCTTTTCAGATAAAGTTCCTGGATTTGTATAAAAAGTTTTTCTTATTACAAGAAATTTTCTCTCGTAATTACCTTTAATTCCAAAGTTTTCTTTATATTCAGTTTGAATTAGTTCATAACTACTACTAAAGTCAGAATTAGTAAAGTAGTGTTTACCTATTTCAGCATTAAATTTATCTAACGCTTTTTTATCAATCATAGTTTGGTTTATAATATATATAAGTTATCTTATCAGGGTCAAAATCTTCAATAGAATTCTTCACCCATTTTTTCTGTTCTTGAGTATTAAGCATAGAGAGTAAGTATAGATCAACAGGACTACCATCATCTCTAGGAACTAACATTCTAGCTAGTTTCTGAGATATAGTACCATTCTTATTAGAATTAGCTCCAATAACAATACCACCATCCATATTGTGGAAAGTGTAACCTGTATCAACTATACTTACTACAGCTAGATGATTAATTTCACCTTTCTGAAATTTGTTATAAGCATCCTCTCCTGATTTAGAGTGGAATACATTAGGACATAATAATTCAGCTTGTTTTTGTGTAGAACAAAATATTAAATATCTTTTATCTGGATTTTCTTTTAAAAACTTAATTACAAATTGTTCCTTTTGCCAAGAGGAGTGTAGTAGTCTCATCCTATTTAGAAATAAGAAAAAAGGTACTTGTTTACCACTAAACATTATCTTATTGATAACATTATTGAAGTATTGGTATCTTTTATATTCAGTTGTGTGAAAAGATTTTTTAGTTTTATCTTTAAAAGTAACATGAACATTTTTCTTAGTATCATCTAAATTAAATTCAACTATATTTAATCTGTAATCTGATATTATTCCAGCATTAGTTGCAGCAACAAGAC